AGTCTATTCTAGCTTAGATATCAATTATTTAAAAATAGTTAATATTGATATTTATCCTACCTTTTGCATTACTTGTAGAAGTACTGCTATGTTTTTTATATGAATCAAAAAATAAAATTCTATTTTCAACTGAATCTATTTTTTTCCCATTTTCTAAAATAGTTCCGCCATCATTAGTATTAATATAAAAAATAGCTCCTTTGTGTTTAAAATCATAATCAATATGTGGTTTATGTATTTCTACTTTATCAGTTCTTGGATATATATTACATTTAACCCTAATTAATGCTTTAAAATCTATTTTACTTAATAAAGGTAATAATAAAGTATAAAAATTACTATATCCTTTTTCTCTTTCAAATATTAGATGAAAAAAATAACAATCTAAATCATCTTCTGTATGATGAAAATTTATTTTACTTTGATAATACCAAGGAAAATCCCAAGAAGATAATAAACTTTGTATTTTTAAAAAATCTTCTTTAGGTAAAAAATTATCTATAACTTTCATTTTAATATTAACCTTTATTTACTACATTAAAAGATATTGAAATTCTTTTTTCTTTTTTATTTAAATTAGGTGTAACGGAATGTCTTAACCAATTTGGAAAAATATACAATAAACCTTCTTCACTTGGTAACCACCATTTTGCTGAAGTATAACAATTTTTTTCTTTTAAATCTTTTTCATTCCAATCAAATTGCATTGTATCATAAGCTGGATTATCAAAAAATATATTCCCACAATTTTTTGGAGTTCTTATATAATACACCCCACTTATTAAACATTGACTATGAAAATGAGGCCAATTAAAATCTTTATAACCATTAATATTAATCCATAAATGTGATATATGTAATGGAGAACTTAATTTAATAAAATTTGCAAATTCATTACTGTGTTTTTCAATATTTAAAAATAAATCATTTAATATTAAATGAGAACCTTCTAAACCATTTGATTGCCAGCCTCCGCTATTACTTATGACTCTACCTTTATCTTGCTTAGATAATTCAACACAATATTTAGCCATTTTATCATTATTTAATTGTAATTTTGTTTTGTAAACAGGTACACTAAACAATTCTTGTATTTGAATAAGTTGTTTCATATCTTTATTTTTTTGTTTCATATCTTTATTTTTTTTTCATATTTTTATTTTAAAGGAGCAGTAAAAGTGTGGTATATTTTACTGCTCCTATTTTTTTTAACATTTTTTAAAATAAAAAGGCAATCCTAAATGAGGTCTTGTATCAAATTCATTTAATTCTGCTTCTTTAGATTTATTATTATAATGTAAAAAAACTTGTATACAATCTTCTCCTTCAAAAGTTTCTCTCCAATGTTCTAGTTCCATACCTTTATAAATAAGCATATCGCCAGGTTTTAAATCTACTTTAACTCCTTTAGCATTACTAGCTGCCGTTATTTTTTTACCATCAGGAATACCTACATTTTCTCTTGGGCTTAAAAATATTGGCCACGGATCACCACCCAAGTTAAGGGTAGTGGATATTTCACAACTAAATCTATCTTTGTGACGATGTAAAATGTCTCCTTTTTTATATATTCTTGCATAAGAATAAGTAGGGATTAATTTTAATTTAGTGTGTTTCTCCATAGCTGGTTGAACCCATTGCAATAAAGTTTCCATAGCTATATCTGCATAGTGAGAATAAGTATTAGGAACTTGCTCATCATTCCATACACCAAACTCAGTTGTAAATTGAGAAATATATCTTGAATCAAAAAAAGTTCTAGCTACTTTTCGTTTAAGTAAAAAATAATCTGTAACAAACTTTGCAAGTTCTGGTGATATTGCATTTTTTAATATAGTATATTTATTTTTATTGAAGTTCATATTATTTAAATGGATAACCTAGATTCCATATTACTAAGCTGTGCCTTACTCCTTTCGTTACTGGTTTAACTCTGTGCCAAACAAATGATGGAAATACCACCAAAGAACCTTTAGGAAGTATTTCTTTACAAATTCTAATATTAGGTTTTTTATCAGGATCTTGATTTCTAAAATCAAATTCTAATTCTCCACCTTTATATTCATTTGGATCAGATAAACTTACTGTTACAGATAATTTTCTAATTTTTCCATTTATTGGACCTTCTCCTGAATAAGGTTGGTCCCAACTATCACAATGCCAATCATAGTATTGACCTTTTTTGTATATAGTAAATTGACAGTTCTCGGAAAAATCCCATTCAAAATTCCAATTTGCATTTTTATTTGCGATATGTACATATGGTTGTATTTCTTTATATATCCATTTATCATCCATCCATACAATATTTGAATTTCTTTTCTTTTTTAAATCCTTTATTTCTTTTTTTGTTAAAGGTTGTTTATTTAAATCTCTATTTGTTCCATAACCACCAGTAAGTGCTAACATTTCTTTTTCTTTTAACATTTTCCCATATTGAACAATTTCATCACATATCTTGTGAGGAATTACATTTTCAAAATACCAATAATAATTATTTAAATTCATATTTTTTCATAGGTTATGGTTTGTACTATATTTGCTAAGTTTTTATTCATAATGTTGTATATACAAATTGCTGGAAAAATTATAAAATCATTTGTTTTTAAATCTACAACTTTACTTTTTCCTTTTTGTTTTTTGTTGTCATAATGAATATTAACAAAACATTCATTAGATTGTACTCCGTACAAAAAAACATAATCAGGTGAATTTCTTAAATCCATAGGATTTACAGCTAACATAGGAGTGCTATTTTCATATGGATGAAAAATGTGTCCCCAGCTTTGCATATTTACTAAAGAAATTTGATATTTAACTAACATATGTTCTCTTACATATGTATTCAACATATCCCAAGTTCTTGAAAAAGGAAAATTTATCTTTTTATTATTTAATGTATCAAATTGGTGAGTTAAAATATCAATAGATAATTTTTCTTTATCTATTTCAAAACCTTCAGGCATATTTATAGTGCCTTGATAAAAATCAATTTCTGATAAAATTTCTTTCTGTATATTTACCACACTCATTAAATTTTTTTATTCGTTCTGTAATACCCAATCTTGATTTTCTTCGTTCCACATATAAAACATTTTCATTTTAGATTGTGTTACTCTAATTTCATTTTCTGCTTTTTGTTCATTAGTTAATTCTGGAGCATCACCTTTTGGTGATTTCCAAGAAGCAGAAGCTATGTCTTTTACCCAAGATGGATGAGGTTTTTGTTTCCAAAAAATTTGATTTTCTTCATCCCACTCATCACCTATCCCTGCATAATTTCCCCTATATGGAGTTTTATTTTGTAAATGTTTATTAGCAGTAGTGTTATAAGAAGTTTTAACCCATAAATGTGCTGGCCAATTATTATGTTTTTCTAAATATTTTTGACCTATTACTTCATTTTCTTGACCATTAACATCCATTGTATCTGAATCATTGACAGTTAAAACCTGAAGTACTTTTTTATCTAATGATATTTTAGCAAAATGAGCCATATTTTTTTATACCTTATTTAATTTTTTCATTCAACTATTGAAACTTGTATCTAATTACTACTATTCCTGATCCACCAGTTCCTGTTCCACTTGCACCTCCAGATCCTGATCCGCCACCAGTGTTAGCTGTCCCAGAACTATTACCTCCAGGTGTAGCTTGTAAACCAGCTCCTCCGCCTCCTAGTCCTGGTGGTCCTGATGGCGAACCAGTTTCACATCCACCTCCGCCGCCACCAGCAAAATATTTTAAACTTGGACTTGGTCCTGGTACGCCTACTGCAGGATTAATTGCTGTGCCTGTTCCAGCTCCACCTGCACCGCCAGCATTTACAGCAGGACTATTTTGACCCGCTTGACTTGCTCCTCCGCCACCTGCTCCAGCAAGAGATTGTCCTCCAACGCCAGGTGTTGCAAGACCTCCATTATTACCTTGAGGAGGACTTGTTGGAGGTGTATTTCCACTTCCAGCCGCACCTTGATACATAGGTGAACCAGGAACATTATTATTTAATGCCCCTCCACCTCCAGAACCACCGTCTCCTCCAAAAACTCCGAATAGGTCCCCTACAGAACCAAAACCACCGCCTGCTCCTCCACCTGTTGATGTAATTGAACTAAATATTGAATCTGATCCTTTTCCAGGTCCAGTAGCATTAAATCCTGGAATAGAAGCACCACCTGCACCAACTGTTATTGGATATGCTGTTTTTGAAACTGGTAAAGAAGTTGAACTTGCTAAAGGACTTGCTGTCCAAGGAGCTGCAGGGTTTTTAGATTCTCTGTAACCACCTGCTCCTGCTCCTGCAGAATAATTCCATCTGCCTCCGCCACCTCCTGCTA